AACAGCCCTTCTATTTTGATCGTAAAGCCTAAAAAATGCCGAGAGTGCGGAGGGGAGTTTAAACCCTTCCGCTCTACTCAGGTGGTATGCAGTACTTCATGCGCGATTAAACAAGGGGCAGCGGTAGCGAAAAAGAAAGAGGCAACCGCATGGAAAGTAAAAAAGACAAAGCTTAAGCAAGGGTTAAAAACCAGAACACAAAAGATAAATGAGGTTAGGCCAATATTCCAGCGATGGATTAGACACCGAGACAAAGACCAGCCTTGTATATCTTGCGACACCTTAGCCGCTACAAAGTGGGACGCGGGGCATTATCTCAAGGCAGAACTTTACACGGGTCTTATTTTCACCGAAGTCAATTGTCATAAACAATGCCAGCGCTGCAACCAATACGGGGGAGGCATGCAAGCGGAGTATAGAATAGGCTTAGTTAAACGAATAGGATTGCAAGTAGTATTAGAACTAGAGAGCATTAAAGACGGGCTTAGAGTCTACCAATGGAGCGATACGGAACTAAGCGAGATTAAAAAGAAGTATAGCGATAAATTAAAAGAGTAAGATTATTGCTTTATCTAAAATAATAGTATTACATTTGACAAACTTAAAACATACAACATGAATGAATACCAACAATTTCTAGAAACTAAAAAAAAGACTTTTCTAGAAAGCGGTTTTGAAGTAGACCAAAGTACTTTAAATTCTAATCTATTTGACTTTCAAAATCACATAGTATCTATTGCTTTAAGAAAAGGCAGATTTGCAGTCTTCGCTGATTGTGGTCTAGGTAAGACACTAATGCAATTAGCATGGGCCGAGGCTGTTTATAATGAAACAAGTATCAAGGTATTAGTATTAGCCCCGTTAGCGGTAGTAGAACAAACCAAAGAAGAGGCTATTAAGTTTGGGGTAAATACAGATGCATTTGATATTACTAATTACGATCAGTTAAAAAATGTAGACTGTAGTATTTATAGCGGAGTTGTATTAGATGAAAGCTCAATATTAAAAGGTCGGGATGGTAAATTATCTAGGCTTATTATTGAAAGCTTTAAATTAACTCCTTACAAATTAGCTTGTACTGCTACACCTTCGCCTAATGACCATATGGAACTAGGGCAGCATAGCGAGTTTCTAGGCGCGATGACTTATTTAGAAATGCTGGCTATGTACTTCGTTCATGACGGAGGCGAAACATCTAAATGGAGATTAAGAAAACACGCTAAAGACCCATTCTGGACTTATGTATGCACTTGGTCTATTGCCGTTGCTGAGCCTTCAACTTTAGGATTTGATTCTAGCGGTTATAATTTACCTGAGATCGAATACATTGAGCATATTATTCCAGTAGAAAACAATACAGAGTCTTTATTTGGTGACGTAGCGGTAAGTGCTACCGAACTACATAGAGATTTAAAGAGGTCTTTTGATCTTCGTATTAATAAAACTAAAGAAATTATTAGCGGCATCAATGGGCAGTGCATAGTGTGGACGTTAAAAAATGACGAGGCTACTATTTTATGCAAGGAATTAGACGATAGTGTTAACGTGCAAGGATCGGATAAGCCAGAGTTTAAAGCGAAGAACTTAAATGGATTTGCAAAAAAAGAATTTAGTAATCTGATTACTAAAACAAGTATTGCCAGTTTTGGAATGAACTATCAGCAATGCAGTAATATGATATTTACTTCTTACGACTTTAAGTTTGAGGCGTTTTATCAAGCAGTTAGAAGGTGTTATAGATTTGGTCAGAAGAACAAAGTAACCGTTCATCTATTAGTACCAGAGAGTCAAGTTAACGTAAGGGCTACAATTTTAGAAAAGCAAAAAAGACACAAAGAAATGATAGATGAAATGTCTAAATACTCAAGCGAAGCTGATTATAAAAGCAGTAAGTCAAAAGTTACAATAAGCCATAAGGAAGTAAAGACAGATGAATACCACGTTATTAATGGGGACTGCGTTAAAGAGTCTAAAAAAATAGACGACAATGCTGCTGATCTAATAGTATTTTCGCCTCCTTTTGCAGAGCTTTATGTTTACTCTGATAAAGAAGAAGACATGGGCAACGTTGCTAACTATAAGCAATTTGAGCATCATTTTAAATTTCTGATTCCAGAACTTAAACGAGTATTAAAACCAGGTAGAATATGTGCTATTCATTGCATGGACTTACCAATACAAAAAGGCAAAGAAGGATATATTGGACTTAGGGACTTTAGCGGTATGATTACTAAATGGTTTCAAGATCAAGGTTTTATTTATCATTCTAGGGTTACAATATGGAAAAACCCAGTAACTGAAATGCAAAGAACTAAAGCATTAGGATTACTCCATAAGACTATTAAGAAAGATAGCGCAATGACTAGGGTGGGTATTCCTGATTATATTCTTTACTTTAGAAATGAAGGAGATAATTTAATACCAATTACCCATCAAGATAAAGACGATAGCAAAGCGGATTATCTACCTGTGGACTTGTGGCAAAAATACGCTTCACCTGTATGGATGGATATTGATTATGGTAGAACTCTACAATACAGATCGGGTAGAGATGGAAATGACGAGAAGCATATTTGCCCTTTACAACTAGACACCATCGAGAGAATTATCCATTTGTATTCAAATGAAGGAGAAACCATATTTAGCCCATTTGGCGGTATAGGATCAGAGGGGTTTAAAGCAATACAGATGAATAGAAAATCTATTAGCATTGAGCTTAAAGAGTCATACTTTGCTTTAAACGCAAAAAACCATAGAGACATTGTAAACGAAAAGAAAAGTACCCTAAAATTATTTTAATGAGCAGATTACACGATATCTTAACCATCCTAGCAAACCCCGACTTAACAAAGTTGCAGCGCCTATTATTAGCCTACCTAAACGCGCAGCAAGAGGACGAGATTATTACCAACTACACAATCATAGGCGAGGACATTGTAGTAACAGAGCAGACAGCAGAGCGCACGATCCGGGAGTTAGTACGGGCTGGCTATATGCAGAAAAAAACCCTCTCCAAAGTCGGAGTATTATTAAGTAATTTTAGATCGTAAACTATGACACCAGAAAAAGAAAAAACCGACTACCAGACTATTATCCAAAACCAAAGCCTCACACCTATACAACGCTTAATACTGATATACCTAAACACTTTAGAGGCTGATTTTATCGAGGGGCGGTTAACGGATATATCGGAGTTGTTAGGTATCGGACGAACTACCACCGCGCAAGAAACTATTAAACTACATGCGATGGGTTACTTGCAGCGTGAGAATATGGGGCGGCCAGGGGATAGATACGGGATTAGGTTAAGCGATTTTAGGCCGTAACGTGATGGCTATGGTTAGTCATTTGAGGTACGAAAATGGAATATAAACCTTGTTAGCGTTTGTTTTTGAGCGTTGGCAGTAAAAATTAGAATATAATGGCAATAGAAATTAAATACTACAGTGTAGTTGAAAACGGAGAAACAAAGCATTTAAAGACTAAAGTGTCTTCAACCGTAATTGATTTTATGGTACAAGAATATAAAAAGTTCCATTCATCATTAAAAAACAAAAATGATTACTCGTTTCAGAAATATTTAATAATGCACGGGATAGAGTGTATTTATGATGGAACTTTTGGTTATGTAAATATAGATCAAGCGTTGGCAAATGAACGCTAACGATGGGAATATGGTTAGTGGATTTTTAGCCATTAAATATATTACGTGTTGTACATAGTGCGGAATTAATAATAAAAACTTAAATAAAATGAAACAAGAAAAAATAGATTACGACAAGATTATGGCTTTGGGCTTTAGTGTAGAAATTGCTTCTGATAGTTGTTATGAGGCTGAACACGGATATGCTTATTGCATAATTACAAAGAACCTAACAAAGAAGATTTACTTGGACTGGCAAAAAGATACTAAACTTTGTAAAATGGTAAGAATAGATAGCCCAAAGACAGGTAATGTAAAAGCAGAAACCCAAATAATGAACCTAGAGCAAATTAAAACTCTAATAGATTTTTTCTCCAACGAGAAAAGAACTGAACCTAATTATTATGGACTAGCCTAGCATTGTGTACAATGACTAGGCTATGAATTGAAGCCATTAATACAAAGTTTAATTCACAACAATAACCTTGACAGGGCTTTTATTTATAGGCTTTGTTAGCAACTTTTAAAATTATGGTAAAGAGAATATTAAACACACTTGGATTTATCGCATACACTATTATTATTTTAACACCCTTATTTTTTCCTTATATGATAATAAGAGGTTGGACTAAAACAGAAGATGAGTTATTGAAACCTATGTTTTATTTTATAGACGGAATGGAATAATTTTTATTGTTGCTAACGTTTAGTATAAGGTGAGAAGCCACACCTAAATTTGGCTATTTAAAACAAACCCTTGTGGGCTTTTCACTTTATACAGTGTTACCCACTTTTAAAATTACGATTATGGAAGATGTACTAAAATTTGATTACAAAAAAGGTATGCAAACTGTTTACCCTGTACATTTTATGGTTAAGAATTGGGCATTTACAGAAGATGAACACGCAGAAGCAACACTTGCACACGCAATGGCAGTTGTAGCAGAAAAGAACGGAATGAGTGCAGATGATTTATCACACCTTTTCCCTGCACTTCTTAGAACTCTAAAAAGTAAAATTGATTGGGCTAAGTAATTTTTATTGTGGGTAACGATTAGTATATGAAATGTGGAGCAAAGCGGAATTTTTTATATACCGTGTTATGCTCTTTTAAATTTAGATAGATGACGAAAATGTATATAGTAAGATATTGCGGTGGTAGTTATGATGATTGGTATGAGGCTAATGTATTTGTAACTGATAAAAAGACAACTGCTACCAAGTATGTAACCAAGTTTAACAAGACTCTTGAAAAGTGGAAGAAGTACTACAGTCAATTTGAAAGCAAAGAACTAGGTATGACTTGGATAAAAGATGAATATGTGGATCAACATTTTAATAGATGGAATATCCTAAGAAATATAAATAACTGTTATTGGAAGGAAATAGAGTTAAGGTAATTGAGCATAACAACTGGATAAGCGCACCACTACATATATACACCTAGTAAGTTAGGATATGTTTACCCAAAAATCTCTTAAACTTGGGACACGTTATATTATTTCAGCCATTAAAACGGACATTGATTTTACGATAGCCGATTAGTTAATTAAATAAACGCCAGTAATTTAAAAAACTGGTTAATCTTTGAATAAATTAAAATACCTTTAGACCCTACCTTAATCAGTTACAGAGTGGGGACTATCTACGCCAACACCTTAAGCCTAATATTCATCATTAATAAATTGATAGTATTAACCTTCTTTATTTTTACTTTTTATGCCGAAGAAAAGAGAAAACCGCTACCGTATAAACAACGAGACAGCAAAGCAACTAGGAATAGAAACCAATAAAAGCGGGCGGTACTCACTTAGGCCCGACAAAGAAAAGGAGTATCTAGCCATTAAACAAGACTCGGTTGTAGATGAGGCCCTTCACCGAGGGAACCTAAAACAAAATAGTTGGAAGGTTGCATGGGTTAAAGAAGAGGGCGTTTCTGTCCTAGTTAAGAATCCGGACTTTAAAGAGCACACTATAGACTACGACATACTCCGAGAGGACATGATTGCAGAGATGCTCGAACTCTCACCAGTAGTTAAGAAGTATAAGCGCAAGAAGATAACTGACCCGCATTGCTTAGTGCTAGATATTGCCGATCTCCACGTAGGGAAGCTGTCAACGGTAGGAGGGGCGGGGAACCATTACAATGTAGACGTAGCAATTGAAAGGGCTATAACAGCCTCCGAGTCATTAATAGATAAGTCCAAGCCTTACAACATAGATAAGGTTTTCTTTATCATTGGCAACGATGTACTCCACACCGACAACACCACGGGATCCACAACCAAAGGAACGAACCAAGACACGGACGGGATGTGGTACGATAATTTTAAAGTCGCTCGGATAGTCTACACTCAGATCATTCAGCGCCTATCAACTATTGCACCCGTTCATGTAATACACTGCCCGTCTAATCACGATTATATGACGGGCTTTATGTTAGCTGATAGTGTTAGCTGCTACTTTCACAACAATCAAAATGTAACTTTTGATGTGACAAACGTGCATCGAAAGTATTACCTATATGGAACTAATTTCTTAGCGTTTTCTCACGGAGAAGGAGCTAAATTAGATCAGATACCGTTATTAGCAGCGCACGAAGCACCTATACTTTGGGCGCACGCTGTTTATCGTTATTGCTTTCTGCATCATATCCACCACAAGGATGTATTTAAGTTCCGTAGCGGCAAGGATTACATAGGAATGACGGTAGAGTATTTAAGAAGCCCAAGCGCGCCAGACCAATGGCATGCCGATAAAGGTTTGGTAGGGGCTAAGATTGCGATAGAGTCATTTATCCACCACCCGCAACAAGGCCAGATTGCAAGGCACACGCATAATTTTTAAACTGAACAACAACATGGAAGCAATACAGAACATAACAACAAACCCCGACCTCTCACCTATTGACAAGGTAATACTATGCTACTTAAACAGCTTAGAAGTAAAGGAACTGGATACAACTTTAAAGGACTTAAGCCAGAAGTTAAGTATCCATAAGCCGACCTTATACCAAAACATCTACCTCCTAGAGGAAGCGGGATATTTAATCTTTGAAAAGATTTACGGGGCGGGAATAATTTTAAGCGATTGGGAAACATAAGTAATTAATCCCTATATTTGTTCTATCGAGTCGAGACGATAAATAAGAACTTATAACAAGACCTTTAGCTGACGGACTCTCGACTCCTGACGCTAGAGGTTTTTTCGTTAATGGCAAAGGAGCTACCATATTTTAAATTTGAGCCTAACGAGTGGGAAAATGGAAACATTCAGATACTCTCTAGGGAACACAAAGGGTTATTTATAGACCTCTGTTGTATGTACTGGTCAAGGTTGGGAGACGTTCCATATAAACTAGCAGTGCAAAAGTTATGCGCTGGCAATGCGACCGCATTAGATTCGCTTTGCGAGGAGAACATAATCGCATTAGAAGAGGGTCAAATTTGTATTGATTTCCTTAATGAACAGCTAGACGCTTTCGGTAACACTAGCACACAAAACAGCAACAACGCAAAAGAGGGCTGGCGTAAACGTAAGCTGGCAAAGGAATCAAGCGAGCGCAATGCGAGCGCATCTGATCCGCAAAGCGAAAGTGATGCCATAAGAGAAGAGAAGAAGAGAGAAGAGGAGATAAGAAAAAAGAATATAGATGCTCGCAAATTAAAATTTGCTGAAACATTAAAACCTTTTTTAGAGCAATATGGAAAGGATATGATTAATAAATTTTATTCATATTGGACTGAGCCAAATAAAAGCAATTCTAAATTTAAGCAAGAACTACAAAAAACTTGGAGCGTATCGCATAGGCTTAATACTTGGCACACTAATAACTTTAATACCAAACCAAACAACAACCAGAAACAAGACAGAACTTATAAACCATTATGAAGCAAGAAGAATACATACTAGGGGCCGCGATGTGTACCGATGCCAGCGCCTTATCTTTAATCGAAACTATTAAGAACCCTAACTGCTTTACTACCGAATTAAGACAAGCGATCTTTAAAGCGATTTTAAGCCTATTTGAAGCGGGTAAGCGTCCCGATGTGATAAACACGCCAACGGAGTGCCAAAAGTTCATTAAACGGCCTGAAAATGATATTGTAAGCTATTGTATCGGGCTGACTGCAATCGTAAGCGGAACGAGTAACCAAAAGGAACTATGTGAGTTCGTGCAAGATATTTATCTTAAACGCAGATTGCAAGGATTAGCCCCTTACCTAAACAGCTTAGAAGGTAATACCGACACGTTTCAAGAAGTAATGGCCGATCACATTACTAGGCTGGATGAAATCGAAAGCGAAAACACTCAAGAGGGCGTGGCTACACTTGATGAAATGATTACAGAAACTAAGGAGCAAATACTAATACAAGCCACTAGCGGGGGAGTAGTAGGAATGCAAACAGGAATAGATGTATTGGATAAGACCACGGGCGGTATGCAAGACGGCCACCTCATCACAATAGCGGGGCGGCCAGGAATGGGTAAGAGTGTTCTAGCCATGAATATTGCCTACCACGTAGCGAAGACAGAGAGGGTGTTAGTGTTTAGCAGGGAGATGACCGCAAGCGAATTGATAAAGAGAATCGTAGCTAGTGAGTCAGACTTTACAATGCAAGAGTTGTTTACCAATACCATACAAGCGAATAGAGTGGATCAGTTTAATATCGCAGCCGACCAAATTAATGAGACGGGGTTAATAATTGATGAGCATAGTAGCAAGCTAGGAGACTTAGTTTATAGGGTTAGAAAGGAGGCGCGGAAAGGTTTAAGATTGGTGGTTATCGATTACCTAACTTTAATCGACGGGCAAGTAAAGGGAGGCAATGACACCGCTAACCTAACCAAGATAACCAGAACACTAAAACAATTAGCTAAGGATATAAACATTCCGATAATACAACTCGCACAGCTTAACAGAGAGGTAGAGAATAGACCGCTTAAGATGCCGCAATTAAGCGACCTTAAACAATCCGGTAGCGTGGAGGAGGATAGCAACCTTGTAATATTCTGCTATCGCCCACAGTATTACGACATGGAGACATTCGAGGACGGAACCAATAGCGAGGGCATGGCTGATTTAATAATTGCCAAGAATAGAAACGGGAACGTAGGGAGAATAAGACTAGGTTTTGAGGGAAACAAAGCAAGGTTTAGGGATTACAACGCAATGGATAACAACCAACCACAATTTTAAGTTATGGAAATAAGCAGAGAAAACAAGATCAAAGTAATACTTTTAGGATTCGCTAATTATGAAGCGGGGCAAGATTACGGATATAGCGTTTACTATAAACACTTGGAAGCGCTAGGGGTAATTAATCTAAACGTATCGGATCGGTGGGCATGGTTAGAAAAAGCAGCCGATCAAATGAAAATAATCTACGGCCAGCAAGTAGGGTTTTCGGCTAGTGTAATTCACTTTAAGGAAAAGCTAGACGAACTTAATCAGATTGACTTTAAGAATAGAAAGGGGGATATTAAGGAAGACTTAAAACTTCATACAAAAATGATAATAGTTAAAGATTTCTATGCCGGTAAGAGTAAAGAGGATATTAAACAAATACTAAAATGAAAGATCATAAATTTCCATACGAATGGACGATAAAAGAAGCCAACTTTACAAAAGATAAAGGAACGGTCTTTAGCTGCTTTGCTTGCGGTGGTGGTTCTACAATGGGTTATAAGTTAGCCGGGTTCGATGTTTTAGGGTGTAACGAAATTGATCCTAAGATGATGGAAGCTTATATTAAAAATCACAAACCAAAGTACAGCTACCTTGAGCCAATCCAGACTTTTAAACTTAGAAAAGACTTACCAAAAGAACTTTATAACCTTGATATTTTAGACGGTTCGCCGCCGTGCAGCAGCTTTAGTACTGCAGGTAATCGGGAAAAAGATTGGGGTAAAGAAAAAAAATTTAGAGAAGGTCAAGCAAATCAAGTTCTTGATAATCTATTTTTTGACTTTATAGACCTTGCAAAAGAGCTGCAACCAAAAGTTGTAATTGCAGAAAATGTCAAAGGATTATTACTAGGTGATGCAAGAAAATATGTAAGAAGGATTTATGAAGCTTTTGATAAAGCAGGTTATTTTGTGCAGCATTTTTTATTAGATGCTAGTAAAATGGGAGTGCCGCAACGAAGGGAAAGAGTTTTTTTTATTTGCTTAAGAAAGGATTTAGCAAAAGACTTTTTATATCAAAAAGATATGTTCACAACATTACCAAAAATAGATTTATTTTTTAATGAAAAAACTATACTATTTAAAGAGTACGAAGATGACCTGGGTGCGGAATTAAACAAAGAAACACTAACATATCATAGGTGGTTACAAAGAATACCAACTGATACATCTTTTGGAGAAATCACTTTAAGAGTAAATAAAAAGAAAAGTGATTTTAACACTAAAATAGTACACTCAAATAGAGTTTTTCCTACTGTTGTATCAAAAGGATGTGAGGTAAAATACAAAAAAGCTATTAAAATATCAAAATTAGAATATTGTAAAACAGGAACATACCCAATTGATTATAATTTTAACAATAATAACCCAAGCTATTTAATAGGAATGTCAGTACCTCCAGTTATGACCGCCCAGCTATCTTCCAGAATATATGACCAATGGCTTTCTAAACTATGAACAACCCAAACCAAACCCAGCAGACACACTACAACGAACTGCGCGAGATGGGCGTACATTTTAACGAGTACGGGATATACAATTTAACAGTCGGTCAATACGCTGCGATATGGAACGCATCCGAGGGAATTAAAAGCCTAGAGAATGACAGAGTAGAGGGGTATTACAATTTACTAATGGTTAAGGCTGATCGTTATAACTGGAAATGAATATAAGTAGTAGCGAGAAAAAGGGTTAGTAGTATCGTATGCAAACCAATAACCCCGAGAAACACGGTGAAAGTCCAGTTGTTAGGCATACTTAAGCTATTACTTATATTTTTATTTTAAAATAATGTTGTGTATTTAAAATATTTGGTTTACATTTGTACCAACAAAGAAACCAAATATGAAATTTCTACACTCAGTTACAGACACACAAGGCCAAGAAATAGAAAGCTTTTGCACTAATAGCAACTCACCTAAAAACTCAATGAAAATATTGAGAGATATTAAAAGCGGAGTTTATAAAATTTGGACTCGCTCAGATTGGAGCTTTGAAATAGTATAAACCTAACGCCCTACGGGGCTAAACACTTCACATCATGGCAACCATATACGCAGAACAAAAATACAGAGTTAAGTTGTATAAGCTAAACACTGTTAGAAGAGTATTAACTACCGATATTAGCAGCACTACTATTATTGAAGACATACCAGAAGATAAGATTAAAGACCTGATTTTTGCCATGCAAAAGTACGCTACTCCATTATCATTTGAAAACTACGAGCAGAAATTAGAATTACTAAAGCGTTAAACATGACCACACAGCAACTACAAGACCGGCACGAGAAAGGGGAGCGCATACTAGATATGATTAAGAGCGTTGAAAGGCAAATGGAAGATAGAAAATCTCACATAAAGTACCTAGACCATAATAATGTAGGTAGCATATCTCATAGATTAAGGGTAACAAAAGATATAGATCAAGCCCCTAAGACAATAGCCCGACTAAGAAACTACTACTTCAACACTATGGAGATAGTACCAACCGAAAGCATTCAAGATATAGCCAAGGAGGTAGCAAGGAAAACGGAAATTTCCCCAATAACGGACGGCAAGAAATACCAGATCGAAACATTTGAGAGCCAAGACTACCGCCTAGAGTTTGAATTTACCCCTCATTATTCACAGGGAGAGTTTGAGGGCGTCTCCGATCTTCACATATACGAGCTATTCCATGACCGCAGGACGTACACAATGGAGGAGCTTGACGGGCTTAAGATGTTACTGTGGGATACGTTAAACAGGAAGGGAAGAGGGTGACGTTTAGTATAAGAGCCGTTTTAATGTGTGTTATACATTGTTGTAAGTAGTACGGATTTAATAACTAAAATAAATATAATATGCAAAATTTTAAAATAGGTGACAAGGTTTACCATAAAGCAGATGCAGCCCCTTTTGAGGTGGTTGGAATTAGAAAAACAACAGTAGAAATACAAGGTGATTGGAGTGGTGGAACTCACAATGTAAATCAAAAGGGGTGGGTAAACCATACTGAGATTAAACCTTATGACAAAACCAAAGTAAAATATTACATAGATGGTAAACCGTTTATGAATGGAATAGCACTAACGTAGTATTACTTACAACGTTGAGAATAAACCCTCGTTTTAATGGGGTTTATTTATTGTTGTAGTGAGTGCGGTATTATTAACTAAAAAATTATTTAAAATGAAATATGTAGCAATAGTAAGAAACGAGATTGAAGCCGAACAATTTATACCACCACTTCAAATACCAAAAGGAGTGATTAATGTATATGAAATGGGCAAAGGAACAAGCGATGACCCTATTTGGTTTACTGGTGAAGTGTGGACAATACAAGGCGAAAAGGTTAGAGTTAATAAAGGAGAATGGATAGTACAAGAACCTGATA